CGGCTTGGCCGCAGTCTGGCCGATTGCGCCGGATGATGTGAAGCCGATACCGTTCCCGCAGCTCTACAAGGATGCCGGACAGATTTGCACCATGCTGAAAGCGCAGATCAACGAGTCGCTGGAAGTCACCGAAACCATGCTGGGCAAGATGCCGCAGGGCCGGAAAAATAATCAACTCATGGGTGCGATGCAGCAGGAACAGCAGATCAACATTACCGACAATGCGGACCGGTACGAAGAAGTCATGCTGAATCCCCTGCTCGAAATGCTGTACGAGTACGATTGCCAGTTCCGAACCGACGAAATCACCATCGAATCGCGCGGCGAAATCGGCGCACGGGCGAAAATGATTAAGGTGGAACCGCAACAGTGGGGCGAACGGTATTTTTTTCGCTGGATCGGCACCGAGTTTCAGGCGACGCAGAATCGCATCCAGCAGGGCATCGCACTGATGAACGTCATCAAGGGAATCCCGCCTGCGATGCTCGACGGGCGCAGGCTGAACCTCGTGCCGTTTCTGGACAAGGCGGTCGAGTCCGTATTTGGAGCGGACTTGGCACCCAAGATATTTGTGGACGAACGCAACACGTTCACCATCGACCCGGAACTCGAAAACGAAATGCTGCACAACGGTCTGGAAGTCGAAGTCCACGAGGCCGACGACGACAATGTCCACATCCGTTCGCACATGAAAGCCGCTGCGATTCCCGATGCTGCGACCGGTGTTGCCGATCCGATGGGATGTTTCAAGAAACATCTGACCGCGCACATGAAACAGTTGCAGACCAAGCGGCAGAAGCAGCAGGCTGAGTCGATGAAGGCGTTAGCCGGTGCGCCCGGTGGTCCGCCGGGCGCTGGTCCGGCTGGCGTTGCTGGAACACCCGGCATGCGTCCCGGCGCGATGCCCGGACAGATGCGACCGGCGCAGGGACCGGCGGGAATGCAGCATGCTGACCAGATGCCGGGTATGCCCGGACGCGGATAATGCCTGACTACATCGCAGAACCGGTGTCCGATGAGGACGAAATACTTTGGGATTTCGACAACGATTCCGAGGGATGGATTGAGAGTGAATCCGATGAATCGGACGATGAGGGCTGGTGGGAATGAAATCCCGCATGTTCGCCGGAATGACACAGATACCCGATGACATACTCGGCATCCCGATTCGCTTCGACGCGAATTACAAGGGTCTCGCAGACTCGCGTGGCCTGTGGCGCTGGAAATCCATCGTGATCGGCGTGCAATTTCTGATGCTCGGCCCGGCGCATAAACTTGCGGTGCTGTACCACGAAGCCTGCCACTGCCTGCGGCATCACATGGAAAAACGAGTCATCGCATTGCCGATGCTGTTTATCCGCCCCGCATTCAGCATGCGCCTGTGTGCCGAGCAGGAAATGGAAGCCGATGCGTTTGCAGCGGCGAACGGGTACGGCAAGGATTTGCTGGACGTGCTGACACGATTCGGCGGCGAACCGGGTACGTTTTATCCCTCGAATGAGGAACGAGTAACGCGGTTGACCGCACTGATACGGAGACAAAATGAAAGCAGATAACACCTCGATTACCGGCTACCGTCAGCCGCTGGGATATTTCCAGATCAGCGCGGCGACGTTGGCGACAGCGACCAATGTTGGCTCGCTGATTACCACCGCCATGAAAACGCTTATGACCGCATCGGGTGCCGTTCCCGGTTACGCCATCATCCAGAACAGCGTTGTCGGTACAGCGGTGCGCTGGCGCGATGATGGAACTGCGCCCACAGCAGCCGTCGGCATGCAGCTTTATAACAACAATGCGACGGCGGGCACGGTCGAGCTGGATTACGCGGGCGACATTTATACGTTGCAGGTTATTTTGAGTGTCGGTTCGCCGATACTCGATGTCACGATCTATGCCTGATTAGATGGAATCGTTCCGCGCCAGCATAATTACCCGCGCTATTGGTTCAGTCGTTGGGAACCAAGACTTCGGTACATTACCGGGGTCATTTGTCGGTGCCAGTGGTGGCGGCACGATGATATTCACCGCGTCGGGAACGATGCCAGTCACCGGCGGAACGACGTACTCGTTCGTTTTGGTTGGAGGTGGCGGGGGTGGTGGTGGTGGCTCAACGCCTGCCGGGATTGCTGGCGGTGGTGGGGGTGGTGGCGACGTCATTACCGGAACTTTCACCGGGGCTTCGGGAACCGCAACCATCACCATCGGCGGCGGTGGCAATGGTGGGGCTACCGGAATAAGCGGATCGAGCGGGATCGCGTCTTCAATTGCGGCAACCGGGATTACGACCATCACAGCCAACTTTGGCGGTGGTGGGGGTTCTGGAGCTACACCTGGAGTATCCGGCGGCGGTACTGCTGGCGGCTCGGCCAGTGGCGCAATCGCCTCCGGAGGCGGCGGTGGTGGTGATCTGGGAGCCGGTGGCGCGTCTACGGGCGGAGTGGCTGGCACTGGCGGTGGTGGCGGCGGCGCCGGGGTGCAGACCGCAGGCGGCGCCGGCAGCATTGGTTCTTCTGGAGGCTACGCATATTACGGCGGGAGCGGTGGAGGTAGTGGTGAGAGCGCTGCTGGAAACGGATTCAACGGCGGGGTTTCCGGATATTCGACTTTCGGCGGCGGTGGTGGTGGGGGCGCTGCTTCAAACGGATCTGCCCAGACCGGCGGGACGGCGACCGGTGGCGGCGGGGCCGGTGGGACCGCTACGAATGCGACTACTGCTGGTAATGGGGCCGCTGCGACTGCCAATACAGGTGGAGGTGGTGGTGGCGGTGGGGCTGGGCTGACGAGTGGTGCCGGAAGCGGTGGCAACGGTGCGGCTGGCTACTGCATCGTCACCGTCAACTCGATGGCCTTCACGTCGACCAACACCTTCGCGACGACGAACGGCGTTACCTATTACTACACGCTTGTTGGCGGTGGTGGTGGGGGTGGTGGCAGCACAATCGCCGTACGTGCTGGCGGCGGTGGGGGTGGTGGTGGTGTTGCCCTTGGAAGCTTTACCGGCAACGGCGGGACGGTCACCGTAACGATAGGCACCGGTGGTGGTGGGGGTGCAGCAAACACGGCTGGGACCGGGGCGACTGGGGTTGACTCCAGCATAACCGGAGGCGGCGTCACCGGCACGATTACCGCGAGCGCGGGAGGTGGCGGCGGAAATGGAAATGGAACCACTGAGAACGGCATAACCGGTCACGGAACGGGCGGCGGTGGGGATGGTGTCGGCGATGCAACCGGCGCATCCCCGGCGTCTGGCGGGGCTGGTGGCGGTGGCAGCAATCTTGGGACCGGTGGCGCGGTTCAATCGACCGTGGCGACCGCAGGCAACAACGGAACCGGTGGTGGTGGGGGTGGTGGAGCAAGCGGCAACAACAACGGCACCGGCCGAGCGGGTGGAACCGGAAGTGCTGGACTTTCCGCTGGGGTCACCTATTTTGGCGGGGGCGGGGGTGGTGGCTCTGCTGGTGCTGTGGGGGCTAATGGCGGTACTGCCGGGGCTTCCGGGCACTCGCTTTATGGTGGTGCCGGGGGTGGTGGGGCAGTCTCTGGAACCGGTGGCGCGGCTACCCAAGGTGGGGGTGCTGGTGGTGGAAGCGCTGGCGGCGTGTCAGCGACAGCAAATACTGGCGGCGGCGGTGGTGGTGCGGCAGGAAACGCCAGTTCGACAGGCGGCCACGGTGCGGCGGGCTATGTGCTATTCACTTGGTAATTTGACATAACCACGGAATTAGCGTAAATGTTTCGCCGAAGCAAGACTTTACAATCTTTACGGACTTTACAAGTTTTACGGGGTTTACCTGACCCATTAGAGAAGCGCGGCGGCAGACCCGCCGAAAATCAAACTCTTTTGGAGTCACCATGAACCGCATTTCGGCCACAAAACACGTATCGCGTATCGCGCTGCTGGCTCACATCGCGCGGGAATACCTGAAACTCGGCATCATCAACAACCCGTCGAACGTCAACGCAAATATGACGTTCACCGGTGCTATCCCGGACATCGGCTCGCTGATCGCGGCCCTGAACCAGCTTTCCAACAACGGCGCATTTGCAGGCACCGGCATGGTCGGCCCGAACTCGAACACCGCTGCCGGCGCTGCGCTGACCCTTTCCAGCTTGGGCGGTCTGAATCAGTCCCTCACCAACGGCGGCGCGGTCACGATCACCATCGACTCCGCTTACAACATCGTCAATAACCTGAACTCGCAGGCGTCATTCGCCTATCCCGGGCAGACGTTCAGCTTCCAGATTCAAACCATCGCGGGCACCACTGTTGCGACGCCCACCCTGCTGTCCACCGACGTTACGCTGACCGGCACCACGTCCGTGCTGGCGGCGGCGATGCGCTGGTACAAGGGAACGATCACGCAGTATGTGACGATTACCGGCGCACCGATGACCGCAGGCACCACGTTCACGTCGCTCACGCAGATCGGCACGTCGAACCTGTTCACCGTCGCACTCGCCACCAACGCGCTGGTCCCGGTTGTCGGCACCGCACTCCTGCTGACCGGCATCACCGGCACGCTGCCACCCGGCTGGTATCCGATCGTCAAGGTCACGTCAGCAACCTCGTTCGTTATCGCCACGCCGATTGGCACCGTCTGGACTGCGACCGCCGCGACCGTTCCCGGCACCACGACCATTCCTGTGTCGGCGTACAACGTGACTCCGGCCAATGGCATTCCCGGCAGCACGTCCGGTTTGTACGCGCCGCTGGTCACGATCAATGGCGTGATGGCGACAGTAACCGCTGTGATGAGCGCATAAGGGGACAACATGGACATCGTAAAACGATTGGTTCCGTGGCTGCATCGCCACGAGCAGACGCAGCGCGACCCGGCAAAGCTGATGACGGTGCGGGAAATTCTACGCACCGGTCAACTGCATCGTGCCGTCGAACAGATGATGCAGACCGGCCTCATCGCGACGTTTCCTCCGGGAATGACTGCCGACAACGCTGCTGTGTTCGGGTTGATGGCGCTCATGCAGAACCTGAACAGTTACGCGGAATCGCCGGTTTCCGTAGCCACGTCTGGAACAAACGTGACGTTGACCGGAGCGCAGGTCATTGCAGGAGTCACTAAACTTACCACCGGCGCATCTGGTGGTTTCACCATTACGCTCGCGGCAACTTCGGCAATTATCACGGCGATGGGCAATACCATTCCCGTGAACGGAACATACTCGGAACCGGTGTCATTCCTGAATTTCAACATCGGCCAGACCGGAACCGTTACCGTTGGCGACGCCAGCACCACGCTTAACACGAATGGCGGCGCATCGACGATTGCGACAAACACGCGCCGCACGTATTTCCTGACCGTGGCGAGTGCGACCACGATCACGCTGGATAACGTAGGGTCGCTGACCCTGTGAAAATTTGCATCGCACATTGCAACACCCCTCGCTTAACCGGCGTTAACCGGTTCCACTAGGAGCAGTCCAATGCTAAAGCCTTTTGAAACTTTGCAACTGTTGTCTGTGTTGCGCTTGCTGCGCGAATATTTCACGCTTGGAGTTGAGGGCGGGGAAACTGAATCGACGGAAACCGCCGAGACAGAGACCGCGACCGAAACGGAGACCGATACCGAAACGACCGAGGATGTTGATACTGACACCGAAGGCGGCGAGGAAACGGAAACCGAGCATGCCGCTGAACCCGATGAAGCTCCGCGCCGCGAATCCCGCGAGAACCGCCAGATACGCGAGCAGCGCGAACGTGCGCAAGCCGAACGCGATGCGCGAATCAAAGCAGAAACGCGGTTGGAGGAAATTCAACGCCAACAGCAACGCCCAGTAGCCGACCCGACGTTCGATCAGGAGGAACAACGCCTTCGCGCCGCCGATGTTACCGAACTGGAAAAATGGCAGATCACCGCCAATCGGGAACTACGCGCACAGCGCCAGCAGAACAATATGGTGCTGTTCGAGGCGCGGGATACGCGGGACCGTACGAACTTCGAGAGCTACATGCGCGAGTCGCATCCCGGTTTGCTGAAAGCGTACGCACAGAAAGTCGAGGACAAACTGGCCGAGGCACGCAAGAACGGCGGCGATGTAAGCCGGACTGTGCTGTTCAAGCTGCTTTGGGCCGACGACAATCTTTCGGGGCGCGTCAAAGGCGCAACAAAGCCAACAGGAGCAAAGAAACCAGCAGCCGTACCGCGCGGGCAATCCCCCGGTGCGCGGAGTGACGTTCAACGTGGACGCGCCACCTCGCATCAAAAACTCGCGGCAAGGCTGGAAGGCAAGCAGATTTAGAAACACGAAAGGCTTTACCATGAAACATATTTTCAAATCATTCGCGCTGCTCGCAGCGTACTCCACCTTGGGCGTTACCAACGTCGCCGGATCGTTTCAGGCCGACGTTGAGAACTTCATTCAGGAAGAAGTCGAACCGCTGGCACGCCGTCAACTGGTGGCCTATCAGTTCGGCAAGCCCCTGCATCTGGACACGGCTCGCGGCGTCACCTATACCGCGAGCCGTTACCAGCGCCTGAACCTGCCGTTCGCGCCGTTGCAGGAGGGTGTCGCACCGCCTGGCGAATCCATGACGCTGTTCCAAGTCACCGCGACCGCCCAGCAATGGGGCGACAAGGTAATCATCACCGACGTTGCGAACCTGACCATCAAGCATCCGCTGTTCCAGCAGGCCATTCAACTGGTCAGCTTGCAGATGCCGGAAACGCTGGAGCGCAACACGCTCAATACGCTGCTGTCCGGCGTGCAGGTGAACTTTGCCAACGCTCGTGCAAACCGCGCTGCGATTGTGGCAACCGATGTGATGACCCCGCACGAAGCCAACAAGATTTACGGCGCGATGCTGACCTACGGCGCCCCGCAATTCATGGGCGACGAGCGCGAGGACATGATGCTGGAGGCCGGCGCGTACAAGGACATGAGCAAGTCGCCCGCCGTCATGGAGCATTACGTCGCGCTGATTCACCCACTGCCGGTGCAGGACATGCGCGAGAACGCGCAGGTCAATACCGCGTGGTCGTTCGGCGACATCAACCGCCTGTACAACAACGACCTTGGCGATTACGGCGGCGTGCGCTACTGCAAGACCAATATGATGCCGTACTGGACGGGAAACGCGCTGATTACCGGCACGCCATCCACGTCAGGCGGCACGCTGGCGACTTCGACGACCTATAACATTCAGGTTACGGCGTCACCGGTCACAACCTCGGTCGAGCAGCAGATTTATCAGGTGTCCGGCAACCTGAACGTGACCGGCCCGACCGGTTCGATCAGCGTAACGCTGCCGGTGCTGGCGCAGTACGTGTTCAATATCTACATCGGCACCACAGCCAGCCCGGTCAATCTTGGCCTCACCGCATCCGGCCCGACTTCCGGCGCGTACGCTGGGCAGGCCACGCAGTTGGTCGGCGGTCAGACCGTTGTGATTACCGGTATCGGCCTCTCGCAGACGCCGCCCGCAGCCCCGGCAACCGGCATTACCGTGTTTCCGACGATCTTCATTGCCAATCATTCCTACGGGCAAGTGCTGCTGGAAAACCCGGAATTCCACTACCTGACCGGCGCGGATAAGTCCGACCCGCTGAATCAGACCCGCGTGGTGTCGTGGAAGGTGTTTTATGGCTCGATCATCCTCAACCAGGCATTCTTTGCCCGTGTCGAGCATTCGAGCGCGTTCAGCCCGACTTACAGCACTGGTACGGCGGCAATTCTGTCGTAATGAAGTAAGTTTTTATCAGTTCGTTGCAGCGCCGTCCTCCCTCCGGCGCACTTTGGGGCGGGGAGCTGAAAGGTTCCCGCCCTTACTTTAACTAGAGCAGCACACTTACAGGAGCAGCAAATGGCACGGAAACCAGCAGAAGAAATCGAACCGGGCGACGGCGGAGAAGGCCGCGACAGTGTTGCGCTGATCGCATCGACTAAAGGCGTCAAGGATAAAACGACGCTGGAGGCACTACTCGCCCAAGTCGCCGAACTGAAAAAGGAACTCGGCCTCAAGGACGAAGCATTAACCGCCGCGCAAGCAGCCGCGTTAGCCGCCGCCGAAGCGCAGGCATCCTTTCAGCAGTCCGCTATTCAGGAAGTGCCGAGCGGACGCAAGATGAAGGTGCAGAAACTGGACATCGGCAATGAAGACTGGCCGACCGGCTACAAGACTGTCGGCTACAAGGAAGATGGTCGAGCGATCCTGAAACCACAGTTCCGCATGGAAGCTGTGACGACGTATTACTACAAGCTGGACATCCCCCCGATGGCCGGCTGGGATATGAAGATCAACGGCATCCCGTTGGTACACGGGGCGACTTACGAATTCGACTTGCCGACGCTGCAATACGTCAAGGAAATGGTGGCGCGTGCGTGGAACCACGAAGCCGTTATCAACGGCAAGAATGAAAACGTGTTCCGCAAGCCGACGGAAAAACGTATCGGGAGCCGCGCATGAGTGCCGACGGTGGTAAGGCACCGGAAGTCAGCGCGGCGACGGCCATCGGTTCCTTCGATTTCACGCAGCAAATGCCGAATCAGACCAGCATTGCGATTCACGGCTACATATTCGACAAGGACAAGTTTGGCGACCTGAATGAGCGTGTGGATATGTTCCGCAAGGTTGCGAGCCGTCAAGTGCTGATAGCTGGGCTGGATATGCTCGACGCGCAGGAAAAGCAGGCGATGTCGCATATCGAACAGATCAAGGACCACATGGTCGGCTTGGCGAATAAAGAGAAAAAAAGCGGAATGAAATTGAGCCAGCAGGAAAAAACGCAGATGGGTCAGGCCGACGCCACGATCAAGGGTGCGACGAAAACGCTTGAGAAAATCAAGACGGATCGCGCGGAACTTAGCGAGAAAATTAAGGCGCTGTCCTGACATGCCGGGAATGACCGCACAGCAGATTTGCATACTGGCAGCCCAGATCGCGAAAGGCCCAGGATTTCTCACGCAGTCCGGTCAATTCCTGTCACTGATTCTGCAAGACCTGTATCAGAAGCGCGACCTCAAGATCAACCGCATCACGCAGATGATTACGGTCGGTCCCGGCACATACGGGCCGTTCAATCTGGAATCGGACTATCACCGCACTTACGATATGTTTTATCCGATGCCTACCAGTTCGGGACCGACTACGCAGGGATTGCCGTTGTTCCTGACGCCGATCACGATGGAGCAATACGACTCTGAATTCAAAGACCCGTCGCTTGCGAATTACCCGTATGAATTTGCTACCGATCTGTCCACGCAGGCGCAGACGGCGAGCGGCACCAAGGGACAGCTTTACGTGTATCCGCAATCGTCCGGCTCGATTCAGGTAACGCACCGGTATATGTGCGAGCAACCTGATATTTCATCGCCACAGACTAGCGCGACAATACCGTGGTTCGAGAATCAGGACTACTTGATTACGGCCCTTGCCGCCAAGCTGATGATGGTCACTGGCGATGACCGTATGAAGCAGTTTGAGGAAGATGCCGAAACACGGCTGCGCCCTTATCTCATCATGACCGGGGACGAGCAGCAAACAGTCCGCAATATCAAACTCGACCCGCGCCGATTCCACATGAACAGAAACCTTCGCCCGACGAAGGTGACATCGCCGGACTAAAAATGGCAATTCCCAAATCCTACGCGATGAAGTTTTCACCGAAAGGTTTGGTGGACGCTTACGATGCCAGCGGCAAATTCCCCGGCGCGTGCCGTCAACTCACCGATCTGATATTCGACCCGTCGAATCCAGAACTGGTGTACTCACGCCCCGGAGTCATCAGCGTTGCGACGTTCAACAGCGCAGGATTCAATCAGCCGACGAATATCACGATACAGGGGACCATCGGACAGTATACCTTCGGCATGGTCACGACGCAGCGGTTCCCCGGCTTCGACGAACCGTTCATGTATAACAATGCCAGCGGTACGTTTGTCACTATCGCCAACGTGCTGGCAACTAATGTACCGGCATCACAACCTACCGTTGGCGACTGGATACCGCCGCAGCTTACGCAGGTCGGCATCTACATAATTATCGCCCATGCGGGTTATTCGCTATCGCTGGATACGGCGAACTTTACCGGGACGATAACCGGCACAGTGCTGGCAATCTCAGCGCTCACTGGCCCTGTGACATTGGGCGCTGCCGTTGCCGGTGCTGGCGTCATGGCCGGGACCACTATTCAGGCATCGGACGGCGGTAATGGCGTTGCGGGTAATTATTTCGTCAACCTCACGCAGACTGTCGGCCCGGTTGCGATGAGCCTCAGCAACAATATCGCATTCGGCGCGATGGACATATCCACCATCACGGCCCCGGTGTGGTATGGCGCAAATCTAGGAGTGAATCCACTGACCGCTGTGCCGACGAGCGTTGCGAACTTTAACAACCGCGCGTACTTCGCGTTTATCACGAATAATACACTGGCATTCGGCGACGATCTATTGTTACAGCGCACGATGGCGTCGCAGCAGTTGACCATCGGCGACTACACCGGCGTGACGGCGCTTGCTGGTTTGCCGATTGCTACAACCTCATCCGGCGTGGTGCAATCGCTTACCGTTTTCAAGGCGACGCAGGTATGGCAGGTAACGGGCGATTTTTCCTCGACACTGCAACCGCTCACGCAAAACTTCCTGTCGCTGACCATCGGCACCACGTCGCCGCGCTCCGTGTGTCAATCGCTGTGGGGGCTGTACTTTGCCACTGCATACGGGCCTTACTTCATTGACCCCATCGGCACGGTTCGGCCTCTAACGCACTCCGTGCAGGATGCTGACTCGGACATTATCCTTCCGTTTCGCAACTGCACGGCCTTTACCCGCATCGCAGGCGCGTTCGCCGGTTCGATCTGGCGCGTGTGCATACCGACGATATTCAACGGCGTCGGAGGATCGTATGACTTCTGGTTCGATGAGCGCCCGCGACGCTGGACTGGGCCGCATTCGTTCCGGTATGACTGTGCATCGCAGTACGAAAACCAGTTTATTCTTTGCTCGAATACGATGCCAGCGCAATTGTTTTTGTCGTCGCCGCAGCAGAGCAGTTCGACGGTGTTCACGGATAACAACACGACTGTGCTGAACCCGGTACTGTTTTCGTCCACATTCCCGAAAACTCAGCAGATGACGCAGAAACAAGTGGTCGAATCCACACAAGAACTGGCGACAGGCGCGTCTAAGGTTGTTTTCGCGGTGTCCTACTATGATGAGCAGGGAAATTTGCTTAACACCGTGGATGTGCAGGTGCAGCCGAACGGCATCCTGTGGGGATCGCTTGCGCAAGACGGCAGCGGTGCGCTTTGGGGAACTATTGCCGAGGGCGGGACTAATGCTCAATGGGCCAGTTCCGTGCAAGTGCCTCACGTCTATTCCTGCCCGTGGTCCGCGCCCATCGTATTTCAAAAAGTCGCTCTGAACATTCAGGGTGTGGCCGGCGCGAATATGGTAATCGGCACGCACCACGCACGTTATCAGGACACCGGATATATGAACCTTACTTCTGCGAATACGCCATGAGCGTTATGATAAAAATGTTACTGCAATACTTCACACTGGCGGTGATTATCGGGCCGTTCCCGTCAACGATTATCAACGCGACCACCGTTGACGCCAATCCCGTGATGGCCGACTTTAGCTGGATTCAGTCACAGGTTAATGCGAATGCGCAGCCACTTACCGGCGGTTCGGTAACGCCTGGCACGGGCGGCACCGGCTCCACAACTGGTGTCGGTCTGCTCTACTCCGTTCCGGTTGCCGGTGTCGGTGGTTCTGCCAATACGATTACGCTCATGTCAACCGTTGTCCCGCCTGCGTTGGTATTCGGCCAGTCATACATATTCTCGCCGCAAGCAACGAATACAGGACCGGTGACTATCAACATTAACGGCACGGGTGCGCTCGCTGCTGAGGTGGAAATCGGCGGACAGTTTCAGGCGTTGCGTGGAGGCGAACTGCAAATAAATACGGCTGTCCGTTTGTGGGTGAATCTGACGGCGACGGCC